CCCTACTCCCCCTACTAGGTGCACCATGCGCTGGTGCTAGCGAGCTCACACATTGATCCCATGTGAGAGCGTCGGGGTTGGCGTATCGTGGCCACACGGGTGATTGGTTACACCGGGAGCGGGATCTCCCCCTTGCACGTGTGTTGGTAAACACAACCATCAAGCATTATTGGATGGTTGGCACACGCCAAGGAATGGCTCGGTTTTGAATATGAACTATCCCTGTATGGACAGAACACGTATGTCTGTAGACTGTAACCCAGCTTTCATAGGTACAGAGCTTAACCTACTAATAACTGGCCACCATCCCGCCGTCGGAACGTGCGCGGATGGTGAGGCGTGTCAGGGATGCGCCTCCCCCTCTATAATATGACACATCACTTCATAAGCGCGCCAAACCTCTGGAGTAATCCAGAACTGGCGACGACATCGGCGATGTCAAGGGCCCCGGATCCAAGTTCCGTTGCTTTCTTGACCATGGACGCCCAGTGATTCTCACTTGATGGTGGATGAAACTTGTGTGATGCGCTTGCAGGGTTGAACAGATCAAATCTAGTTCTGTACTCCTGGCACACCAACAAGCTAAGCTCAACGCCATCAGGATTGTATATAACAATAGGAGTAAAACCGGTCGGCGTCAGATTCGCAGGCCATGTGGACGTTACCTCCTGAAAATCTCTTGCAATTTGCGTAAAATCAGCAAGACGATTCATATTCAACGGGTGTGCGTCCACGTGAACGCCGCGCAACGCTATCTTGGCTGCAGCACACAGACGAGGTGCCATATATGACACGAAGCTGTCAGCAATCTGCTTGCCAGTATGCGTTGCGTCCTGGGCGTATGTTGGCTGCGTCTTGAGTTTTCCGATGTACAACATTCCTGATGTTGTCTGCAGCGCATTGCCGTTCATAATCTGTACGGACATCGCGGATGGACAAACCTGGCAGTTTGCCCCCAGGCCTGAGGTAAGCATTGGCATCTTGTATGGAAACCACGCTGTCTCGTTTGGTTTCTTCGTAAGATCTTCGCAGCCAAGTGCCACCACGTCGCACCAATTTCGGCCATAGCCTTGAGATGTTGTTGGTGCGTCCTGGGAGAACTGCCATGTGCCGACAATTATCAGCTTGTCCGTTGTCGTTATTTGCCTCGTGCCGCGTGTCACGGTGTATTCGCCGACTGCTCTCGGAAGTGCGAGATGCTGTGGAGAAAACGCGTTCCATGCGTTTAGGCTCATTGTTGGTGGTCTCGGGGCCTTGTTCTTCTTCCTCTGCTGACGACGTCGCGGGCGTGGACGCGCCGCTCCGAACGCAACAGTGGCAGTCGCACCAGCACCCGGAGCTATGCCCCTCAATGCAGGGCCGCGATTCCTTGGTGCACGCCTCGGACCAGAGACCTGAACAACCTGCGACATGTTCCGCTAAGGCTGCTATCGTGATGTTAGAGTACAAATACGAGTACTATGCTGGTGTTTACGGGGACAACTTGTGTTAACTTACCAGCTGAATTCCAGTACGCAGTACGACGCAAAATGCGCCCCTGAAGTTGCATGTAACCTCACGAGGACGTCCAGGCCCCATGCCGGGCTTAGGACTAGTTCAAGCGTCCGGGTGCTCAAGCCGAACATCTCTATAGGCCACATGACACATGTCCGCAAAAGGACACATGTGTTAGCAGCCCACCCTCGTGGTCCGTAACCATCCACGTCTGTCTCCCCTATCCTCACCCTTTATGTATACGATGAGGACTCAGGTTCATCACACTAGGACTAGTACGTGGCGTGGGGTTGCGTTAACAGTGCAATCAATGGCACTCGCCTACAATGGCAGCGGCTACTGCCCCCACGTGGCCTTCACCTTCGTCGTGCGTCAAACGACCGCTAATTGGCTCGGGGTCCAGCCCCCTCAGGAAGGTCTGGACCGCGGAAGGTAATTCGGGGCCTAGGTGTGTGCCTACCTTTTTATACACGGGTGGGGGAACTGCAAAATGCGGGCCCCCCCACGACTTGGCTAAG